GTTGATTGTTTGTCCAAAAAAATCGGGTTTTCGTTTGTTTTTTCGGTTTTTTCGCCGTTGTGGGGTTTTGCGTTGAGGGCTTGGTTGCGTGTTTGTTGGCGTTGTGCTGTCTTTCGGTTCACATAGATTGCGCCTCGTTTAGCATTGCAATGGGCACAGCTACTAACTAAATTGCTCAGGCTGTCATCTCCACCAGCATCGTGCTCTAAGAGATGATCGGCTTGAAATGTTTTGTCCCAGGGCTTACCACACCAATGGCAATCGGGGTGCCCTTCCATAAGCGCTGCTCTGTTGGCTCTGTATTGTGCTGTGGTTTTTCTGTTGCCTGCCATGCGTGTGTGTCCTTGTCGGTGGTGTGTGGCTTATGTTACTAGCGCCCCTCGCTTCGCATCGGGTTGCTGTCGGTCTCGTGAGCGAGTTGTGTGGTTTGTGCCAGCCCCCACTTTCAGTATGTAACTGTGGCAGGTGGTTTGTTTAGGACGGTCAGCCAGTCGCGTTTATGTAGTTCGTACTCTGCACAGTGGCTTACCTCTACAGCCCTTCAGGTCAAGTCATCTCAGGTGGTAGTGCGCACTGCTCTACCCTCGTTCCCGAGTGTTATGCCAACACAGTGCAATTCCGTATGTGGCCATGGTCGTATTTAATTGTTTAGGGTTTGCGCAGTTTTAGTATTGCTGCAATGCCGAGGCAGAATAGCAGGCCATACCAGAAGTTGAGCATTACTGAGGCCCCAAGCGTTCAGCGATGGCCTGCAAGTTTTGTGGTCGCCATAGATGGTATTCACCACCGGCAGAGACAATGGCCTCGCCCCAATCGAGCTGATGCTCTGAGAGTCTGCCTAAATCGGTTTTTAATTCGGCAAAGATGAGGCCTCGGGTTTTGTGTACGAGAACTAGATCGGGAAAGCCACGGCCATCTGAGCGCCATACACCAGGTCTAACCATTTTGGGTGACGCGTGAAAGATAAGCCAGCCCTGTGATTTAGCGAGGCGTATCACTTGGTCTTGGAATATGGCTTCTGAGGCTTCAGTCATTGGTGGCATTGTTGAGTTGCTTTGTTAGTTGTCGATTGATTTGCATAAGCCTGCCACATTCCTCTGCAAGCACGCTGAGTTGTTTTGCCATGAGGCCTACACAGTCACATTCAGGGTCAAAGTTAGTTGTGGCTGTGCAATCTGGGTAATGCCAGGCACCGTTGAGGCCGTAGGGCATCATTTCTTGCCTGCCTGCCCTAAAAGTAGCCCTGTCATGAAGACTGCAAAAACCATTATGCACATAGAAAGAAAATCAGTCATTATCAACCTTCCACAGTGCGCTTTGTTGCTCGGTTAGTTCAGCCAGTCGGCGCTCCATAAAGCCAAGCTGCAAACCTTGCTTGTAAATCTGTGCTTCTAACTGTTCTATTTTGCGCAGTAGTTCGTTGCGCTCATTGATTACATCAGCCAGGTGATCACGCAATGTTCCGTTGTCCATCAGAATGGCTCCTCCTCAGGTAGTGGGATTTCCTCGGGCTCATTATTTTTGAGTGCCTCGATGGCTTTGCTGATTTTGAACTTGTCCCAAGATGCCAGGTCTAATGGGGGAAGTTTCCCAGCCTCTTTGAGCAGTTTCTTATACAGCCACACCTGCTTATCGCTTGGGGCGTTGGCAGGGCGCTCTGTAATGACACCATCAGCGCTTTGTGTAGTGACACGCTGCACCTTGCTCATTTCCTCACGGCTCGGGCGCTTGTTGAGGTCTGAGCCTGCATAGCCAGCATTAGCTAAAGCACGCCCAACGGCTCCTGTTTCGCAATTCTCCAAATGACTCGTTTTGTTTATGTGCCCCTCGCCTCGGATTTCCTCAGCCCAACCGGTGGCAATCAAAACATCACCCTCAAAGAGTGAAGCGCTAAACACAGCTGAGTTTTGTAGGTAGTGCACTAGATCGGTGAGCACTCTGGGCTGTACGCCACGCACATGGCAATCTTTGAGCCATCGGTCAAGCCTGTGGGCTACTGGTTCGTAATCGTCAAGGTTAAAGGCCACTGGAGTACACCCTTTCAAGACGCTCAAGTTCTGTGGAAAGCGCTGCAGCTTGAGCCTGCAATGAGTCAATAATCTCTAGCAGTTCGCACTGTTTGCAATCAGCCTTTGGGAACCAGGTGCTGAGTCCGTGGTTGCATTTTTCGTGGTGTTGCATGCGCTTAATACTTAGCGCTGGGTGCATTATTGCAAATGCTTCCTCAATGTCCATGTCGGGTGTGCCTTTCTTATCGCTTGTTACAGCGTCTGATTTTTATAACAGATGGGTGGTTGGATTTGCATAGGTCATCGTTTAGGCCGTTGCAGTTGTTCTTTATAGCACCCCAGCCATAAAGCCCTACTGGTGCTCTGTAGCGCCCATTTTCGGTGTGGCCTTTGTAGGCAATCCGATCTACAGCTCGAGCCTGCTGAGCAAATGTAAGCAAGTGGGCTCGGTTGGCTGGTGTGTCGTTCCAGTTATCCCAAGTGCCACGGTAAATGCCAAAAGCAGACACATACGAGCGTGTGCGATGCTGCACATTATTGCCCGTCTCGCACTGGGCAAGTTTGATGTACCACTGCTTAGGCATGGGGTGGTTCCATTCCTCTTGCGCGTGAACTGGTGTCACCATTAGAGCTGTCGAGAGTAAAGCTGTAGCCATAATTCTTTTGATCAATCCTCAAAAACCTCGGTAGGCAATCCCCACGCACCCCAAGTTTCATACCTGGTGGCCACTTGGGCCTGCACGATCAGATTTGTTTCAGGGTCTAAAAACACCTGAACTAGTAATTTCCTGTTAGCCGATACTAACGGTATGTAGGTGTACACCTTTGGCTTTTCGCTCACCGGTGGTTCCACCAGGCTAAAAGTATGCAGGTTGCGCCTACGCCCATGCCAAAGCCAAAAAGGCTTGACCACCAGAAAACAGCATCGGTGCTCATGACATGGCCTTTACAGCGTCTATGCCTTGCTGGGTGATTGCACACACAATGCCCTGAGAGCCACTTAGGAGCGCTCTACGCGTGCCTGTGTCTTGGATTAGTCCCAAAGTGCGCAGGTCGCTGCAACGCTTCCAGTAGCCCTTTATATCGTGACCTTCCAGGACAGCCCTAGACCATGCTTCCTCATCGGTCAAGCCCAGGGTGGCGTGGTAGTACTGACTGAGCAGTATGGCTCGATGGCTTCCTACTCGTAAAGGCTTGATTTGCCTGCTGGTTTCAGGGTCTGTAGCCCTGAACAGTGGTAGGTCTGTAAAAAGCATGTCGGTGCTCCTTTGGTAGTTGGTTTTTTTACCATAGCAAATTGTTTTTGCTTTTGGTGGATACCTACGGCTTGGCTGGTTTTGGCAGGGCTCGCCAGGCTGCCTCAAGTTTCTTAGCGTCTGTGGCCATGTCCATCTCAAGCTCAAAATGTAACCAGCAACCACCTGTGCCTGCTGACTCCTCAGCATTGGCATAGACCTTTACGCCTTTTACGCCTTCGCCACGCGAACAGCGATAGCCCCTGCCAAATTCGCCATATTTGTAGTCATGCAGCTCTACTAAACCGATGGCCTCAGAGTGCTCGATTAGCCAGTCCCACAGGTCTTTAGCGTCTGCTCGACCTGCGCGTGTTGGTGGATAGCCAATATCACCAGCAACTCCGAGGCTGTGCACGCTCAGGGTTTTTTTGCCTCGCATGTTTCTAACTACCCATGTGCCCAGATTGGTAAATGATGGGTAGCGCCTTTTGCATAGATCCATAAACTTTTCGGTGCCTGGCAGTTTGCCTTTGCCGGGTTCGGTCACGGGGTAGTAGGGGTATTTGCGTGTCATGGTGCTGGTGGGTCTTTCGGTTTGTCTTTGAGGCCATTGCCTGCCAATACACCGATGAGACCACCGGCAAGGGTCATAAGCATTGGTGAAAGCACGGCCCATGCTTCGGCATCGTTCGGTGCTTGCTCCAGTGGTTGGGTGACGAACAGCAGGCCGTAGATCAGTGAGGCTATTGCCATTACGAATGACAGCGTTAGTCCTGCTGCTACGAACAGGATTATGCGTGCTTTTATTTCCTCGTTTGTTAAACGTTCTCTAGGCACAACGGCCGCCCCCTATTTGTGTTTGTGTGCTGATGGTTTCGGGTGCTTTGTTTTTGATGCGTTCGCAGTTAACTCTTGTACGGTCTGCGCAGCTGGTGAGGGTGATGGTGAGCAGGCTAAGCAGGGCTAGGCGTTTCATGATTGACGGTATCCATACACTCGGATAGTGCCAGTAATCGTGCCTGACGCTGGCACAATTTGGATACCGGTGTACTGGGTAGATGTTGCTACTTGTGTACCTAACAAAAGCACTGCTGGACCGTTTGCGTCAAATGCGTGAATGTTGGCCTGTGTTCGAGCAGCAATGTTAGGGTTCGCCATGTCAATAACGGTTTCGCACAAAATAGTGGACACTGACGAATGACCACCACAGCGCTGTGACGTAGTGCCAGCGCCACCAATGTCTGTTGTGCCAGCGTTGTAGGCAAGGCCATAACCAAAATAGTTACCACCATTATCTACTGTGTTTGTGGCGCTAATCATCTGGAATGCAAAAGTAGTGCCAGCGCTTCCATAGTGACTAATAATAATTTTGTAGTTGGCGTAGGTTGATGAAAAGCATGACAGCACCTGTGCTGCCGATGACGCTGTGTAGGCAGTCTGTTTTATAAAATCTAAGCCAGCGTTGGCTAAGTAAGTGTTTGTGTCACTCGCCGTGAGCACCTCACCAGTTGTAAAAGTTTTTATAGCCATAATTAGTATCCTAACTTGTTGTTATTGAGCTTGCCGAACACCGTGTTATCAAGAATCAGATAGGCGTTTAGATCAGCACCCGACAAATAAAATGTGTACCGGCTTGACTCAGGGGTTGCCGTCATGCTGACACCCTCAATAATGCAAGTGAACACAGTGCCACGAAAAGTCACCGTGACCTGCTGACCGGGGTAAATCGGTAAAGACCCACTACCTGCAATCGCATCTAACTTGAAAGTATTTTGAGCCTCAGCCAAACAACTGATAGACAACAAAGCCTGCCCTTGCTCGTCATAGTTCGCCAGCAGATAGTTAGCAAAGTCAGTTGCCTGTGACGTGCTTGCGTTGAAAGTGTTCATAAGCAAAGTACGAAATGGCGCTGTGCCAGTCTCAACTGTGGCAGCTGCAAAGTTTTCGGGATCAACAGTTACCTGCGTGTAGTAGTTGTCTGCGTAACTACCAAAGTTGATCTGGTCATAGACCTGATTGGTGGCGTTGTTAGCCACATCACTGAAATTAACTGACGAAACAAAGAAATCAAATGATGACAAAACTCTGACGAAATTAGCATCATAAGCATCGTGCATACGCCCATTGATAGTGACTAACAATTTGTTTAGCCAATCACCCCAAGTGGTAGAAACCGTTGTTGCAGCCATTTGGGTTTGCGACGAATTGACGCTAGCCATATTGATACCAGTTTGGTTTTCACATTCTTCTACTTGGTATTCCACAGTGCCTGCAACCATTGAATAATTTTCGCCTTGTGCCCTACCTAAAGCAGCAAAACTACCTTCCACAGTGAATGTCAAAAAGTCTGCCTGACCTACGCCACCGGCATACGGTATGCCATACGAAACATCGACATTGTTAATGACACCAGTGAAAAGTGTGAACGCAGTAGTCAGGTTTTTAATGCGTGCAAAGTTGCCTGAAACTATGTTGGTAATTGGCGATGCGAAGCCTGTCGGGTAGCGCATTGTCACACTGGCTGTAGAGGCGTTATAAGCGTCTAACTGGCGTTGCCGACCGATGCTAAGCGCAATGTCCTGCACATTGATGAGCGCCGTGTAGGTCACATTGTCGGCACTAATTTCGACAGAGTAATTCTGTGGCATCAGAAAGCGTTACTTATCTTGATAGGGACAGAACCGTTTTGCCTCATGTAGGTACGCAAAGCCTGCACCACAGCGTTAGGGTCGCCACCATTGACATTAATAGTCACATTGTTGCCACTCATCTGACCCATGCGATCTAATGGGATTACAGCCTCGGGGCCTTTCTCGCCAATCATTGCCAGGGTCGCGCTAGTGACAATGCCACCTTCTGCCAGCATTGGAATGTTAGGAACATCGAAGCCTTTGCCACCGAGGCCAGGCACCCAAGACGGAACTTTAAAAGACAGTTTGCCGATGGTGTTATTCCACAATGACGCGATGCCATTAAACATGCCTTTATAAAAACTGAGCAAGGTACTGAAATAGCCTTTAATAACATCAATGCTGCCTGTCACCACTGTGTTGATTACGCTAAAAATGCTGTTCACAATGTTGCGAAAGCCCTCAAACTTTTTGTAGGCAACTACTAGGCCAGCAATTAAAGCTGCAATAGCAATAACCATAAGCCCAATAGGGTTAGCTGCAAGAGCAACATTCAACCCTGTCTGCGCCGTAGTTGCTGCAGTGGTTGCTCCAGCCTCAGCCACGATTGCTGCAGTAGCTGTGCCTGTTACTGCAGCGTAAATTGCTTTAGCAGCGCTTGCTGCAATGGTGTATGCAGCCTGCACTTTCATCGCTGCATTTATTGCTAAAACTGCAGTTGCTAGGCCGCCAATGACACCTGCAAAAACTAAAAATAGTGTGGTGTTTTTTTGGGCAAAATCTCCAATGCGCTGAAGCACCGGCAGTACAGCCTGGATTGCTGGCATGAGTGCTGCACCAATCGACTCTTTAGTTTCCTGCAGGCTCAGGCTCAAACGCTTGAACTGTCCCTGTGCAGTGTTTGCAGCTGTAGTTGCTGAACCACTAAAAGTGTTAGACAGCACCATCATCGCGTCCTCAGTGCTCAGGCCATCTTTAATTAGATCCTTGAGCTCAGGGGACAGTTTCGCCAGGGCTTTAGTGTTGCCACCATAAGCCTTGCTGAGAGCGTCTGTAACAGTGCTGAGAGGCTTGCCAGTGGCTGCAGCAATGTCCATAGCCAGCGATGCACCTTCTTGGGCTTTAGCAAGGCTGTGAGTCTGGGTCACGAGCTTGGCAAGTGCAGGCCTCAGGTCATCATCAGTGACACCGAGCAATTTGCCCTGGGTGCTGATCCATTCCTCATTGGCTGCGATTTGCGCGTCTGTGTAGCTCGTGTTTTGTTTAATTATGTTGGCCAGGTTTGCTTGTGCTGCATCGTCCTCGATGGCTGCTTTAGTTGCATCACCAAGCGCTAAGGCCAAAGCGCCCATTGCTGCAGCTGCAGGTAGCGCTGCCTTCTTAAGTGCAAAGTTGGCTTTAGCGCCTGCACCCTCAAGGCTGTTGAACTCCTTGATGGCTTTGTCAATGCCTTTGGAATTGAACTCCGAAACAATGGGTATATAAACAGCCATTACTTGCCCAATGTCCTGTTTACTTGGTTGAGTACTTGTTCAATGGCTTGCAAAATATCCTTAGTGGCTTGACCATAGATGTATTCACGTTGTCGCCACATACCACGTTGAGCAGGGCCGTAAGCCGTTGTGAGGTAGGCAGAGAATTGCCCTGTGTCGCCACGCAAGCCAGCCATGTCAAAAATGGCACCACCGGCATCTTTTTGAATGAGCGTCACCAGTGGAAATGAGCCACGCTGGCTACGGCCACCCACCTGAATGGTTACACCCTTGCGTACTTTCTTAGGGTCATACGACAAGCGCCCTGTGCCTTTTTTAGATGGCCCCATACCTGATAGTGGTGGTACACCAGGGTATGTTTCAGCCACGCGTGACACCATCTCAGCGCCACTAGCTTTAATCTGGTTTACGGCCTTGAACTTGGTTTTGCTGTCAATCTTTTGCAATTCAGCCAGCGCTGCCTTCAGGCCGTAAATCTCGGTGCTTGCTGTAACGCTCATTTGGCCTTTTTCCTCTGCTCATTAATAATACTAATGCAGGTGTTGAGGTCGGGTACATCAAACTCTATTTGTGGTGGCCACCAGCCACACTCAACTAGCAATGTTGCTAGGGAATGTCGGTAGGTGCCACCTCGGTAGGGTTTGCATCTGGTTGCTCAATTACTTCTAGATCTACAAGCTGCTTTATAAAATCATCAAGCATGAGGGGCACTGTCACTGAGCCTTGCTGTTTGCTTGCCTCATGAGCCATGTATGCCAAGTCCTCAATACCGAGACCACCATCTTGGATTTGGCTAATTTTGCGCTTGTATTTACGCTCCCACATAACAATCGTGTATAGGTTTGTGGTAACTGTGTAGTCACCTGAACCGATGTTTACTCGCATGGTTAGTTGCATGTCGGGCCTGCTTTCTATTTAGGGTTTAGGGCGTAATGTCTCGTGCGAATGTGCCACCGGTGAAGGTCACTTCAATCATTGAGAGTTCACCGTAGGAACCTGTGATTGGTGTGAACGATGCCAGCATTGCATTGGTGATGGTGTATTCAGGGTTTGTGGCTGATTCTGACGCGCCAGCAGGCGACAAGGTGAGCACTGATGTACCAGAGCCAACTGCAGCAAACAATGTTGCTTCAACAGATGAAGCGCCGTATGCAGCGTAGAGCGTGAGGGTCACTTCAACGGCCTGCAAGCCCTTTACAAAAACATGACCTGCATCGCCAAAGCTAGTGGACTCTAGCGAGTCGTAGCCCACAGTAAGTGTGGCTGATGAGCAGAGCGTGGTTAAATCAACAATCGAGCCACCTGTGGCTGGGTTGAGGGTCACGGTTGGATTGGTGAGATAGGTGGTAGTGCTGGTGGCCATATTCAGTCCTTTGGTGTTAGGTGTTGTCGGCCACCAGTGATGCTTTTATTATGTCAGATTTTACTAGGGCAGGTGAGCATTATAGGTATGCAGCCTGCAAAGAAATTTGTAGATCATAGGCAGGGAAGTCTTGCCCACCGATACTGGCCAGCCCTGGCCTACCATCGGTTACGGCAACATTCTTGTCAAGTAGCGCAGCTGCGATTGCTAGCAACGGCCTGAGCGTATCTAGGTTGCCTGGGCCTATACCGATGACGCGCACAGGGAAAGTCATAGTGACGATTTTGTTATTGAAAGCTTGAAAGGTTGGGGCATCAATAAAACAGCAGTTGCTGTTAAGGTTTCGAGGGTCTGTCACTACTCGCAAGCCACTGATGGTGGCAAGAGTGGTGGCTAGGTCGTCTATGGCCTCATTGAACAGGTCGGTGTAAGCCATTACGCAACAGCAGGCCTATCGATACCTAGCAACTGTTTTACCATCGGCGTAAACGCATTGGTGGTGATTGCTTGCCCCATTGAGTCAAAACTTGCGAACTGGTCAATGCTTCCACGCTGACGAAAGTAAGCGCCAGCCAACATGATCGTGCCGAGCGTTACATCGCCTGATGGGCTGGTGCTGAGGCTGTCAAAGTAGCCTGCCTCTTGCCTACGCCGATAGGCAACCTGGTTACCGGCAGATACGCATTGAGCCAAAAAGGTTGTCTCATCGGCGCTTGGGCTGGTAAGGCCGAGCCATAATTGCGTTTGCGCACTGGTCACCCAGGTGCAGGTTTGCGTATAGGTCAAAGTGCCTGGTGGGATTATGTCTGCACGCTCAAAGTCTGAACCTGAGTCATAAAACAACACCTGGTTAGGTATCGGATAATTGGCATCAAGCCTGATATCGCCCTCGGTGCCTACACCGATGTAGAGATACTGAGGTAAGGCATAGACAGTGTAGGAACCATCAAAGCCGTTACCTAAACCAGCAAGTGTGATGCTTTCACCGATTGCAATGTCTGTTGCCTCAAGCGTTTGAACAACTGAGTAGTTGTCCACACGCTGAGTAAAAATGACGCTATACACAGCCATGTGAATGGCCTGCCTTTCGAGTTAGGCCTGTGTAATCTTTCGGATCATTCCAGGAATGGCTGCGAATGTAGAAACATAGCCGTGGAAGCTCATTAAACGGCCAAGCACTGCTGGCTGTTCTACTGACATGAGACCACGAATTGACTCGTAGAACTCATACGCATCGCCCTGGCCTTGACCTACGCGAGTAATGACCATTGTCTTAGCAGCAAAGTTGCTGTCCACTACAAGCTGCAAGCCGAGTGGCGTGCCGTTCCAAGATGATGCTTGTGCGCTTCCAAGTGCGTTTTGACCGGTGAGTCCTGCACCGATGAATGGGAACACTGGGCGACCAGTGGTATCTGCAAGCTGTCCGAGTTGGCCCCATACATCTGGAGACACGAACATGTGTGTAGGTGTCCAGTTACGGCCATTTGAAATGTCCACTGCTGAGTCATACACGCTCTTAAGTAGGTCGGCTACTGTGCCATCCCAAACACCCGATGATGTTGCTGCAGCGAGCAAGTTGTCTGCACAGAGGTTGTCAGATGCAATCATGTACTCGCCCATGAGGTCATTCAAAATCAACTGCATTGCTGCAGGTGAAGTGAAGTCGATGTCTTGTACTGACAATGTGACCTGGCCAGCAAGAGTGGTTTTGCTTACCGAGTTGGAAGCAATCACCATTGTGGTGGCTGACGCTGCAGCAAGTTCAGATTGTGATGCAACGCTGGTGTGCGTGGTAATCGTTGGGCGAATGAAGGTCTTTGATTGTCCTGAGTCAGGATAAGCGCGAACGCCCACGGCCTCAGCCGTAGGGCGCAAGAAGTTCAGATCCTGTACCAATGGACCGAGCACCGGCACTGGGAGCAAACCAGGTGTATCGGTGGTCAAAACATCGCCAGCTGCAGCCTGTAATGCTGTGCGCTGAGATGCTGAAAACTCTGCTACTGCTTTGTTCATGTTGGCGAAAGTGTCGCCACCAATGTGGTATGCAGCCATGAACTCGCCTGCCGATGGCAAAACAAACTCACGCTTAGCTGATGCAAAAATAGGTGCTGTAGGGATTGCTGCCTCTACTGCCTCTGGTGCTGGTACTTGTTCCATTTCCTCAATCTCCTCGATCTCAGGTTCTGTTTTATTATTATCTATTTCATCGGGAGTTTGTGGGATACTTGCTGCCACTTGAGTGATGTTAGCACTGGTACCAAAGGCTCCATGTGGAACTAGCGATAATTCTGTCCAGATTGCTTTTTCAATAAGCATCACGCCAGCCTCGTTGTAGCTGAACTGTGTAGGCGAAATCCCCACCGAAACCTGATCGTAAACATTTTCCAAAGCCAACTGCAGGCTCTCATTCCCCAAATCTGTGCTTGCAATTTTGGCTTGAAACAGCATGCCCTCTGGGGTGTCTGTTCGCGCAATAACTGTGCCGATGGCTTTATCGGGTGAGTGCCCTACAAACAGTTTTGGGTTGGGCCCGTCTTCAGGTAGTGCACCTGGCGAGAGCATGATTTCGGTGCCATCGCTCACTGTGGCTACGACATTGTAGGGAGCTGCAATGCCTGAGATGGTGCGCCGTGGCGTACCGTCTGGCGCTGCTGCATCTACCGTTACATTGATTGCATTGAACCTAATCATGCTAAAGACTCCTGGGTATTTTCTTGGGGCAGATCGGGGCTGTCCATTTTATCTGCTGCGTAATTTTCAATGAGGTATTCATCTGCATCAAACTTTACATAAGTTCCACGAGGCAAAACATTATTTTGGCTCAATGTTGCTGCAATGCAATCGGCGTAGGCCTTGACACCAAAGATGTAAAGGTCAGCCCTGGCCTGCTCAGATGACTGGTAAGAGTATGAGCCTGTCGATACGCCCACTAAATAGGGGGGCACATTTGTGAGGCGTGCACATTCAAGCGCCTGGTAGTTGGCTGCATCTATCAAGAGCATTTTGTCGGGCGTTGCTGTGGTTTCGGTGTAACTCAAAAACTCGTTGAGTGCAGCTGTTTGGTTGGTAGCGCGTGCAGCGTTGAACGCTGACGCTAGATCGGCAAGCTCTGTGGCGCTTAATGGTTCGCCACCTGTTTGCTTTAAAACGCCTGCAGGTATTGAACTTTCTGCGTTGCGATAGCGTGCAGCCTCAAGCTTCAAAGCTGTGGCTACGGTCTGCTCTGACATGTAAGTAATGCCTTGTATGGGGCTAATAAATTGGACAACATCTTTAGGGTCAAGCATTTGCCCTTGAAAGTAAATCTCTTTAGATGGGCCGTACCACACTGGCCCAGCCTGATCTGTGGTGTTCACTGAGCCTGCCGGTAGGCGTGTAAAAGATGTGGGGTATCCGTCTTGGGTGCGTGCTGTGATGTACCAAAAAGCCCTGCCAAAAAAGAATAAATCGTCAAATGTCCAAGCCATCAAAAAGTTATAAGTAACGCCTGGGTCGGGTTGGCGTAGCCATGTGCGTGGCGCAATATCAACCTGCTCCATCTCTTTATCGGTCTCGTTCCACACTTCGTTATACATTTTCAACGGCATGCAAGCAATGACCGATGCCATGAGATCGCGTGCGCGTGAGATAGTGGCCACGCTCATGGCCCTGTTGCGTGCTTCGCCTTCGTAGTAGGTGTAGTACTGGCCAATGAGGTTCACGCCAGCCTGGTTAGGCGTGTAGCCACCAGCAGCTGCAGCCTTCGCTGGTGCAGGTGAGATTGCTGCTTTATTGACTCGGTTAAATAACGCCATGCTCGGATTATCTCACATTTTCTAGGTGGGGGGTGGCACTGCCCTGACCAATTCCCGACAGAAAGCCCAGAGCAGTGCCTTGCTTATCTTAGCGATTTACAACTACGAGCATTGGCTTGCCACCTTGTTTTGGTCGTGAAGCAAGTGCAGCTGCAAATATGGTGAGGCGTGCCAACTCGACAGGGCCAGGTGAACGCTTACTGCTGATCACAAGTGAGTTTTGCTGGGTAACTGCTACTGCTCTGTTCATTTGTTCAGCGAGGTTTTGTTGCCCCTGGTGCACGAGTCTGCCATCGTTGATCATGCCCTTGACTAGCGATGTGTAGCGCATCAGTTCGCCATAGCCCACAACTTTTTTACGCCTTTCCAAAGACAGTGGCACATGGTTTTCAAGTGGTGGTGTAACAGCCAACATGATTGATGGATTTTCACAGGCCTTCAGTAGGGCCTGTTGCATCTCGGGTAGAGAACCAACTACAAACTCAACAGTGATATGAGCAACGCCTACATCATCTACGGCAGCGCGAACAGCAGAATAGCGAGAGCCATCGATGCTTGTGTCCACGGCTATCCAGCCACCTTCGGGCCCTGGAATATCAGAAAGGCACTGCTCCCACTCGCCAGGTTGCAACCAGCAAGCATCAGCATTGACAAACTGGTTAAGAGAGCCACGCAAGAAAGAGGATCTGTCGGGGTGCTCAGCATCGGCCAGCAAAGACTCAAGGTCGAGCGTGACACCGAGCGCTGGATTAGCCCAACCCCACCAGCGTGTATCCATGACATCAACACCTGGGGGTGGTGACCATTCAGCAAAGTAAAACTGCCCCTGGCGTTTATCATCAATGAGCTGTAGCCCTTGTTCTCGGTAGCGCAACATAGCAATAGAGGCTTCGGTACCGGCAGTAGAAGTCATCAACATAATCGGTGACCCACCAGCTGTGCGCATGTTGCGTGCCTTCATCGTGGGCCTAAGAGAATGGGCAAGCACATTGTCCTCAACTGCATACACCTCGTCCACCCAAATAAAATCTGCACTAAGGCCCATACCAGCCGAGGGTGTTGCAGCCTTGACAAGCCAGCGAGAACCATCAGGCATATCACAAGTGTTACGGCCATAAGCGCGTTTCAGAGTTGCCCCAAAATACTCCTGCAAAATTGGTGCCACCACCTCAAACTGGCGAACAGCAAGCGACAACTCATGAGCCGAGTTCACTACCGTTTGTGGCTTGCCACGCAACTTAGCAATAGAAGTAAGCCACGCCCCAATACACGCCTGCCCCAAAACCGTTTTACCATTCTGACGAGCCACAGAAATAAGCGCTGCACGATTGATTAGATCACCGGTATCAGCATCAGCCTCAAAGACACCATCGATGGCGTAAAGCTGCCAATCCATCAGCTCAACCTTCATGTACTTGCTAGCAAACTCAGCAACCAACTCAGCGTAGAGCGAAAACCCTTTTCGAGCCGTTTCCAATCTGGGCTCAACACGGCCAATCCCTGCAGGCCCTGGCTGGTTCGCGCCAGTTCTTGCCAGTTCGCTCGCCTTCGGGGATATATGGCTT